AGCCATCACGGCCCCCTCCTGTTGCAGTGAGCCGACTGTAGGGGGAGGTAGGCGGCTTGGGGAGGTGTTGGCGGAATGTCCCTCGATCGGCTAACGGCCCCGCGCATGCCGGGTCTTCGCCGCCTTGCGCGCCATCAGGCTGCGCTGGCCCCGGGTCCGGCCGGCGTTCGAGATCTCCGCCGCCCGGGTCTTGGTCATGCCTTTGCGGCGTAGCGCCCGGTAGACGTTCTGGCGGCTGCGGTAGACGAAGCCGTACTTGCCACCTCGTGCGGAGACCATGGTCAACCCCTTCCGTCGCCTTCAATGGTGCGCCCGCGCAGGGTGGTTCGGTAGTGGACTTAGCGACTAGTCGACACTCTTCTCCTATCATTCGAAGGTGCAGGTGATGTAAGGCTGAAGATTCAACGGCCGCGAGGAGTGTCGGATATGGCTGGCGGACCCGCCCCGTACAACCGGAAGAACCCGGCCGAGCAAGCCGAGAAAGCCCAGATCGTCTTCGACCTCAAGCTCGACGGGCACTCCTTCCGCGCCATCGAAGCGATCACCGCCGCCCCCGACGGGCCTACCCGCGGCGAGCGCATCCCCTGGACCACAGCCCGCGACCTGCTGCGCGAAGAGCTCGCACGCCGCGTTGACCCGAAGATCGACGCCTACCGGGTGCTGCACCTCGAACGCCTCGAAGCCGAACTCCTGCGCCTCGACGAACTGGAGGCGCGCGCCCGGCAGGTCCTCGACCGGCACCACATCACCGTCAACAACGGGCGCGTCATCAGCGTCGACGGCCAGCCCCTCCAGGACGACGGGCCCGTCCTCGCCGCCATCGACCGCCTCCTGAAGATCGAAGACGCCCGGCGGAAGAACAACGAATCCCAGCGCAAGCTCCTCGGCCTCGACGCCCCCACCAAGGTCGACGCCCAGGTCACCGAAGTCACCCAGTCGGACCTTGAGCTGCAAGAGATGCTCCGCAACGCCAAGGCCAAGGTGCAGCTGGAGGAGCAGGGCATCATCGACGGCGGCACGGGCTGACGTGGCGACCGCAGTCCGCGCGCCTGGCTACCTCGAAGGCCAGGACGCCGAGACGTTCGACCTCGCCGCCTACCTCGCCGGCTTCAACCCCCGACTCCTCGCCGACCCGGAAGGCCGGCGCACCCTGACCCGGCTGGACCCGCTGCTGTTCGGGCTCGTCTACCTGCGCCATCACCTCCGCGACAGCGAAGGGAAGATCACGTTCGGGGACGCGCACCTCGACTGGTGCCGTGCTGCCCGCGCCTGGCTCCGCCCGCCCGTCGGGCCCGCCGAGAACCGCAACGCCTACATCGCCCCACGCAACATGGGGAAGTCGACCTGGTGGTTTCTCATCCTGCCGACCTGGGCCGCAGCGCACGGGCACGTGAAGTTCGCTGCCGCGTTCGCCATGGCGGCCGGCCCGGCGCAGACCCATCTCGCCACGTTCAAGCGGGAGATCGACACCAACGAGCTGCTGCGGCAGGACTTCCCCAGGCTGTGTACTGCGGCGAAGCGTCCGTCCGGTGCGAACGTCGCGGACACGCAGGCCATGTATATGGCCGAGTCGGGGTTCGTGTTCGCGGCCCGCGGTATCGACTCCTCGAACCTCGGTATGAAGGTCGGCGAGCAGCGCCCCGACCTCATTTTGTGCGATGACATCGAACCAGACGAGAGCAGCTACAGCCCCGAGCTGGCCCGCAAGCGGCGCACCACCCTCGTCGACTCGATCCTCCCGCTCAACGTGTACGCCCGCGTCGTCATCTCCGGCACCGTCACCATGCCCGGCAGCATCGTCCACCAGTTGGTGAAGCACGGCCGCGGCGTCGAGACCGCTGAATGGGTACGGGAGGAAGGGTTCCGGGCCCACTACACCCCGCCGATCGTCAAGCGGGACGACGGCAGCGAGCGCAGCGTCTGGCCGGCGAAGTGGCCGCTCTCCTATCTGAAGGAGATCGAGCACACCCGGTCGTTCGCGAAGAATTACGCCAACGACCCCATGGGTGCCGACGGTGATCTGTGGACGCCGGATGATTTCCGCTACCCGGGCGACGAGGGCCTGGACCCGGTCACCCACATGATGCTGTCCATCGACCCCGCGGTCACGGCGAAACGTTCGTCGGACTTCACCGGGCTCGGGGTGGTGTCGTGGTCGGCCCGTCACCAGCGGTGCACCGTGCACGCGGCGACCGCCGTGAAGATCCAGCCGGGGCCGCTGCTGCGGGACAAAGTCCTTGCCATGCTGGACGAGTTCCCGCAGATCGGACTGATCCTGATCGAGGTGAACCAGGGCCAGGACACGTGGCGGGCGATCTTCCACGACATGCCGGTGAAGGTGAAGACCGTCAACCAGACCGAGCCCAAGTTCACCCGGGCCGAGGGGGTGCTGAACCACTACCAGCGCGGCCGGGTCATCCACGCGCGCAGGCTGCGGGAGTTGGAGGAGCAGCAGTGCGCGTTCCCGAAGGCCCCGCATGACGACCTCGTGGACTGTGTGGGGTCGGCGATCCGCCGCTTCATTCCGGTGGCGCCGAAGAAGGCGCCGCCTTCGGCCGGACGGGCCAGCTACCTCTAACGCCTTCGATTTGAAGGTTGATGCGACCTATCAAGAATGTATGTATTGCCACTAAGCTCGGCTATCCTTCGAATCATCGGTCGATGGTCGGGAGGTCTGGGTGGACTACGAGCGTGCCGACCTCATGTACGGCATCGAGGAACTCAAAGCAGCGCGCCCCAGCTACGACCAGGCCCAGACCTACTACGAGGGCAAAGTCCCCGAGGTCTTCACGAGCGTCCGGATCCGCCGCGCCCTCGCCGCCCACGGCATCGACTTCGATCTGAACTTCGCCAAGACCCCCGTCGACGCCGTCACCGACCGCCTCGAAATCGCAGGGATCACCGGCGGCGACGACGAGCAGACCGCCCTCATCTCCAAGATCTGGCAGGACAACCAGCTCGACCTGGAGATGCCCGACCTCTTCCGCCGGGCCGGCGAGTACGGCGACGCCTACCTCATGGTCATCCCAGTCGAGGACGATGACGGCAACACCGTGCGGGTCGAGATGTTCTATAACTCCCCGCAGACCGTGCGGGTCCTGTACGACGAGGAGAACCCGCGCCGCAAGAAGCTGACGATCAAGCAGTGGTGCGAAGGTCCTTATCAGCGGGCCGAGTTGCAGTATGACGATCGGATCGAGCGCTGGACCACGGGGAAGAACTCCCGCGGCGACAAGCCCGGCGACTGGCAGCCCTGGCCTGCTGACCCGGAGGACCCGGAGTCGTGGGTCATCGGCAACGACTGGGGCGAGCAGCCGACGTTCCATTTTCGTACCGACCGGCCCTACGGCGTACCCGAGCACTACGGCGCCTACGGCCCGCAGAACGCGATCACGAAACTCCAGTCGACGCACATGGGTACCGTCGACTACCAGGGCTTCCCTCAGCGCTACGCCTTGACGGAGACCGCCAGCACCGACACCAGCGACCTGGAGCCCGGGGACTTCGACGACGGTGACTGGCCGCCCAACGAGAACGGGGCTGGCCCATCCGACTCGGGTGACGACAGCAGCCTGAAGGCCGGGCCGGGCGAGATGATGCTGCTCCGCGGGTTCAAGGCCGTCGGCCAGTTCGACGCCGCGCAGCCCAGCGTGTTCCTCGACCCGATCACGTTCAACGTGCGGGCCATGGCTGTCATCTGCACCACGCCGCTGCACCTGTTCGATCCGTCCGGGGACCAGCCTTCCGGGCAGAGCGTGCGCGCGCAGGACGCGCCGTTCACGAAGAAGGTCTCCAACCGGCAGCTCAGCTACGGCGCCACCCTGCGGGAGGCGTTCACGTTCGCTCTCCGCCGCCTCGGCATCACTGACCCTGTCGTGACGGTGCACTGGAAGCCTGCGGAGACCATCGACGACGCCGAGGGCTGGCAGACCGTACAGGCGAAGATCGCCGCCGGGGTGCCCCGCCGCCAAGCCCTCATCGAGGCCGGATACCGGGCCGAGCAGGTCGACTCCTGGCTCGCCGGCACCGACGACGCCGAACTCCAGCGCCGCGTCGACGTCCTCGCCTCCCTCGCCGACTCCGCCCAGAAACTGGGCTCGGCCGCGACGCTTGGCGTCATCACCAGCGACCAGGTCACCGCCCTGCTGTCGGGGACGATCGACGACCTCGAAGCGCTCGCGCAGGCGCAAGAGGAGCGCTGATGCCGTACTCCAGTGACCGTCTGCTGCGCCTGGTCCAGGACGAGCACACCGGCGAGGTCATCGACCTTGAAACCGAGCTGGGCGCGCAGGCGCTCCGTGGCGCGGACCGGGCGTTCGAGGAGCTGATCCGGCGGGTCCTCACCGCCTGGACGAACGCGTTCGGCGGCCCCGACCGTCCGGCTGTCGCAGGGGATGCGCTGCGCCGGATCATCGCCGCTGCCCGGTCCGGCGCGCGGCTCCTCCTCGACGGTCTCGCGGACCGGGCGCCCGCCGCCCTCACCGGTGGCCTCGGCCCGGCCCTTGCCATGGGGGTACGGCAGGGCAGCGAGTTCGTGAAGGCAGCGTCGGGCCGCCGTCGCCGCGAGCCCAACATGCCGACCGTCAGCCAGATCCTGAAGGACCAGGCGGCGCGGATCCGGGACATGGTGGTCGAGCGCCGCGACCGCGCCCTGCACTTGCTCCACTCGGACCGGGTCACCCGCTGGTCACACCTGCTGGCCGGGCTCGGCGCCGCCCGCGCCGCGCTGCCCGCCATCCGTGCGCACATCGCCTGGGTCGTCAACACCGCGGTGCACGAAGGGCTGGACGCTGTCGTCCGGGCGACCGCACCGCTGCGCCTGTGGGTGGCGGAGGCCGACGCGTGCGTGCGCTGCCTTGCCTACACCGGCCGCGTCGTCAAGGCCGACGAGCCGTTCCCGGGCGGCCTGTCCTGGGACCCCCGCCAGCGCCGCATCGGCGCGGACCCGGTGGACAACCCGCCGCTGCATCCGAACTGCCGCTGCCGCGCCGTCCCCTGGAACAACGCCTGGACCGCATCCGGCATCCCGTTCCCCGAGGCGCTGCGCCGGGAGGCCGAACGCGCCATCGGCTACGGCCGGGCCCGCCCCTCAGAGTCGACCGCCGCCCGCGTGCGAGCAGCCCGTGAACTCCTGCGCACCGTCGACGACCTGCTCCCCGCAGTTGAGACCACAGCCCGCACCGCAACCCGCACCGGCCGCTTCCCGGCCGCCGCATAGACCGGGCGCCCGCGATGGGCGCCGCAATCCCCCGCGATGGAGGAGAACAGATGGGCATCCAAGAAGACATCGAGCCGGAGATCGAGGTCGAGGTCGACGACGCCACCGACGACACGGCGGTTGGTGACGAGGGTGCGTCCGAGGCTGAGCCGGAGGAGGCGCCCAAGCCGAAGGCCCCTGAGAAGAAGGACCAGTCGGAGGGCTGGAAACCGCCGAGCGAGGCGGAGTGGCGGCGGACGCAGGCTGCGTTGAAGAAGGCCAACGAGGACGGGAAGCTGCACCGGCTCCGTAACAAGGAGCTGGAGGAGGCCGCGCGCGCCGGTGAGACCGAGCACGAGAAGGCCCTCCGCGAGGCGCGGGAGGAAGGCGAGCGCCGGTTCCGGGAGCCGATGAAGCGCTCCGGTGTGCGGGCCGCGCTCGCGGAGGCGGGCTTTGCCAGTCCGGAGCGGGTGATGCGCCTCGTCGACTGGGATGCCATCACCGTCGACGACGACGGTGAACTCCTCGGCGCTGTCGCCGAGGTGGACCGGGTCAAGGCCGAATACCCGGAGCTGCTGCCGCAGGCGGCACCGAAGCCGAAGCCGCGGCCGACGGGGGCACCGAAGCCTGCCGCGGTCGAGAAGCCGAAGTCGACGGCGGAGATCCACGCCGCCCGCCTCCTGGGTAGGGCTTGACGGCCCGAGGTATATTCATCACCAGGTGAATTACTCCGCGATGGAGTGATCACCGCCTTTTGCGAAGGCGCCCGTGATGGGGCCGCGCTGACCAGCACCCCATCACGCCGCCCGCAGGAGGGCTCCCGTGTCTCGCAACACCATGGAAGCGTGGATCCCGGAGGAGTACTCCTCCTCGCCGGTGATCCAGTCCATCAACCAGATCTCCGTCGTAGAAGCCCTCGCCGCGCGCATCCCCATGGGCTCCGACACCAAGCACGTCCCCCGCACCGCTGGCATGGGCGTCGATGTCGTCGCCAAGGGCGGCACCTACGGCGAGGACACCTCGCTGAACGACGAAGTCCTGCTCAGCGCCGTCAAGATCGGCAAGGCTGCGCGGATCGCGGAAGAGGACATCGACGACTCCGTCGCCGACATCATCGCCGCGAAGATGATGGGCTGGGGCAAGAGCTACGCGAAGTTCCTCGACAACGCCACCCTCGCCGTCACCGCAGCCAGCAACGGCACCACCATCCCGTTCACCTCGCTGTACTCGCTGCTGCACACGACCGACAACAACGTCGGCTACACCGCCGACACCAACATCACGGTCGCGGCCACGGCCGGCTCGCCGACCTACACCGAGTTCTCCACCGCGATCGGCAACGTCGAGACTGGCGACTACTTCGACCCGACGAGCATGATCGCGATCGCGTCGCCCGCGTTCCGCAAGAGTCTGCGCGGCGTCCTCGACACGCAGAACCGGCCGATCTTCATCGAGGGCGGGGCCGGAACGCCGGACACCGTCTTCAACGTGCCGATCAAGTGGTCGCTCGGCGCGAAGACGTCTCCGGTCGCAACCGCGGCTCCCGGCGGCCGTCCGATCATGGCGTTCGTCAACCCGGAGCTGATGCTCCTCGGTATCCGCTCCGGCCCGGAGTCGGTGTTCATCGACGGGCGTGACGGCCTGTCGGCGCTCACCGACGAGTCGATCCTCAAGATGCGCGCCCGCCGCGGCTGGGCCTACGGCCACCCGGCTGGCGCGTCGATCCTGGTCGGCTGACCGCACCCGTACCCCGCACCGCCCCTGGCTCAGGGCGGTGCGGGGCACAGGCAGGGAGGTGAGCCATGGCAGCAGCGAAGAAGACCGCGGCAAAGCAGTTCCCGGCGAAGGCCGGTGACGAGGCGGCCGAGGTCGAGCAGCGTTCCGCGGACGGCAGCTCGGGCACGCGGCACGTCAAGGAGTTCGTGGTGCTGGCCCGCCAGTGGGGCGGCAGCGACCCGGAGCATGAGGCGAACAAGGCCGGGGTGGCGAACGAGGCGATCCAGCGTGGCCTCCACCCGCGCGGCGACGTCAGCTTCGACGGGGCCGAGGACCACGCCGACGGCGAGTCGGTGACGCTCACCTACTCCGTCGACACCGTCCCGGCGTCCATCGACCACACCCCGGCCGAAACGACCACGCCCCGCGACGTGATCGAGGCCGCGGGCGGCGACACCAGCAAGGCAGGCGACTGACGTGGTCAACGCCTGGTGCAGCGTGCAGGACGTCATCGACGCCACAGGGACGACGGTGACGGACCAGCAGCTTGCCCAGGCGCAGGCCGCCATCCAGGTCTTCAGCAACCGCATCTACCCCGATGGGGAGCGGATGCGGACGCGGGACCTCTACTGGCTGGGCCAGGCCGTCGCCTACCAAGCCGCGTGGCTGGTGGGCCAGTTCGGGCTGGAGACGCGGCTGGATGCCACGCAGATCCAGCAGGACCAGGTCTCCACCACGCTGCAGGGCGACGGCCTGGTCCTCGCACCCATGGCCGCCCGTGCACTGCGCCGGGTGTCGTGGATGCGATCCCGGACCGTGCACATCCGCTCCGCCATCGAGGGCGCCGGGCCGATCGTCGGGGATCCCCTGACGGACGGCTCGGACGATCACATGGTGTGGGCGC